ATGCCTAAAATAAAAAATGTGGAAAAAAGGATTTGGGAGATTGAGGGGTTTGCAGTAGCTTTTAAGCATGCAAGTGGTAAAGATATTAGAGGAGATAAAGATGGAATACCTCAATATGTCTATGAAAGGCAAGCTAAGAATGACACTACTGTTTCTGAATGGAAAAAGAAGAGGTTTAAACAATCTTATCCAGGGTTTGATGTAAAGGTTCTTGATGCTGATGGGAAAAATGTGAAAGGTCAAACAAAGCTTGGTACAGTAAGAGATACTTACATAGATGAAGATTAAGCACCCTAACCGGTGCTTTTTCTTTTGAAAGGAGCACTTATATGGACATCAGAATAGTACCAATTGAGCAGCTTAATGCAGCTGTCTATAACCCCCGTGTCGACCTTCAACATGGAGATCCAGAATACGAAAAGCTTCGCCGCAGCCTGGACGAATTCGGTTACGTTGACCCGATCGTGTGGAATGAGCAGACCGGCAACATGGTCGGTGGCCATCAGCGCTACAAGGTGCTGGTCAATGAGCAGGGCTGCACGGAGCTGGCTGTGTCAGTAGTAAACCTTGATCCTGAGCGTGAGAAGCTTCTGAATCTGGCGCTTAATAAAGTATCAGGCCGCTGGGATGATGAAGCGCTGGCGCAGCTGCTGAATGAGCTACAGGAAGGCGGGGGCGGATCTGGCGCTGTCCGGATTTGAGCCCGAAGAGATTGGGGAGCTGATAGCAGAGTTTATAGACATACCAGATATTAAGATGGATCAGTCGGTTGTTGAAGATGACTTCGACGTTCAGGCAGCTCTTGACGAAATTAAAGAGCCTGAGACGCGCCGCGGTGATGTATGGCAGCTCGGCCGGCATATCCTTATGTGTGGCGATGCTACCAATGCTGAGGATGTTTCCAGGCTAATGGCTGGAGTCAAGGCGGATCTGGTAGTAACGGACCCGCCATACAATGTGGCAGTGGAGAGCGAATCTGCCAGCTTGGTGGCCGATGGTCGCAGTTGCATAATGAACGACGATATGTCCGAGGAGGAATTCTCGAACTTTTTGCACGCCGTCTTTCAAAGGTATGCTGTGGTCATGGAAGAGACTGCGGCTATTTATGTATTTCATCCCTCTCGCTACCAGCGGTTGTTTGAAAGTACAATGATTGAAGAGGGTTTACAGGTAAGGATTGTATGTATTTGGCTGAAGAATATTGCAACATTCGGGTGGGCTCAGTACAAACAAAAACATGAACCTGTTTTTTATGCCCATTTGAATGGTAAGGCTCCTGCCTGGTATGGTGACCGCAAGCAGACCACAGCATGGCGTGCTGGTCTGCCGGTTAAAGAACCGTTTCCGGAGACAGTCTGGGAAGTTTCAAAGGGGGATGTAACCAAGTATGTTCACCCAACACAGAAGCCTTTGGAGCTGCTGGCCATACCGATCCAGAACAGCAGCCGGCGCGGAGACACGATTGCTGACTTCTTTGGCGGTAGCGGATCCACTATGATGACCTGTGAGCAGCTTGACCGCTCCTGCAGGACAATGGAGCTGGACCCGGTATTTTGTGATGTAATTAAGAAGCGTTATGAGATAAAAACAGGCGCCACACCTATCTTAATTCGGAGAATTTAGCAAAATTCATTCCTGCTCACAACAATTGATCACAACTGTCGATTACTAGCGGGGATTTTTACTTCAAGTTATAATCTTGATAAATAATAACTTGGAGGGATGATTCATGCTTTATGAAAAATTGACTTTGAAAGAACAGATAATCCGTATGCACAAGTCGGGAATGAGACAAGTGGACATTGCAAAGGAATTGCAAACTTATACAAACTATGTGTGGAGAGTTGTTCATGAGTATAAAGTTAGCTCTTAATCTTCAGTTCTTTTAACCGTCTTATTACGAGGCGGCTTTTATTAAAAGGAGGACGCGCTAACGTCCTCCCGATCACCCAGGGTATCCCCCGGCTGAGACAGCGGCGCGCCACGCGTGGCATTTCCAGACATCCGCTGTCTCGTTTCCAAATATACACGGAAGCCGAGGGGAACGCAATGGGAACAAAAGATGAACTTTTATTGCAACATGAGATTGAAATCATGGCCGGTATCCTCGAAAGTAAGGCGCAATACCGGAAGATCGTTAAGGCTGGCATAGCCAAATGGGTTAAGGACTTTCAAGACGGCCGGATTGAAATCAAGACGGTGGACGATCTGAAGAAACTGATTGAAATTGATATTGAGCTGCAGAAGGATGATATTTAGGTATGGTTTTGAATTTTCTTTACGGCTTCTATTGCAAGAAAGTGTATTCTGAGGAATCTCTGTTTCTCTGCAATTGACATGTAATATATTGCTCCAAAACAAAAAATAGAAATTGCTACTATAAATATGACCCCATAACCGTCTGTAACTTTAGAAAATTGGTTCACTGTATTCTGAATTTGTTCTATAAGCATTTCCTCTGGAATTTTGTCTTTTACGAGGTTAATAAGTCCAGTGCTTGTTGAAGTAATAGCAGCAAAAAAGGTAATAGAAGCACCAATAATTGTTTTAAGTGCAATATCAGAAATTTTATCGAAAGCTGTTGTTTCGCCTTTCATTCCGTTAAGCTCTGCTTCAACTCTTATAAGATCCTCACTTGTATATGAATTATAAATGTCAATGAGTTCAGAAACCTTTGCTCCCATAGCTTTTCGGAAAGAGGTACTTCTAGGGAACCGTTTTTTTAAATAAGAATGAAATTTGACTTGGTCATAACTCGTATATATAAAGGCAAAGGTCACTGAACTGTAAAAAAACCATTCCACAAATTTAATCATAGTAATTTTCCTCTCTTTTAAAAATATTTGAAATTATTATCGGTATTATTATAAGAAATACTTAAAGCTAGTTTCGGGGGTGGTGACATGTAGCATGGCCAGAGAACGTAGTCCCGAGCGGGACAAGGCAAAACAGGTGTGGCTGGAGAGTGGCGGGACGATTAAGCTTAAGAACATCGCCGCTGCTTTTTCTATTCCAGACAGCAAAGTCCGAAAGTGGAAGACGATGGACAGTTGGGAAGATGAGCTCAAAGGGAGCGTTCTGCCCGAATTCAAAGGGAGCGCTCCAATTGAAGTGAAAGGGAGCGCTCCACTTCGCGGCGCTCCCAAAGGGAACAAGAACGCTGTCGGGAATCGTGGCGGCGCTCCCCCGGGCAATCAAAACGCGAAGGGGAACAGCGGCGGGGCTGGCGGGCCAATTGGCAACAAGAAGGCCGTCACCACCGGTGAGCATGAAACCATTTGGCTGGATACTCTAACCGAAACTGAGCAGCAGCTCATCGATCAGGTGGACACTGATCCGATCATCCAGGCTAATGAATCTCTTTACCTTCTGACAATCCGGGAGCGCCGTATGATGCAGCGGATCAAGTCACTGATGGACGTGCTGTCTGAAACTGAGCGCAACGTCTTATATGAGCTGAAGGCTATCAAGGAAGTTGCTACAATTCACGATGAGAAGACCGGCATTACGAAAAAGATCCCGCATAGTCGGAATGAAATGATGGAATCTAAGATTGAGGAGAAGGGCTTCCGCAAGCTGGACGATATTGTGAAGCTGGAGGAAGCCCTGACCCGCATTCAGGATAAGAAGATAAGAGCCATTGAGCTGAAGAACCGGCTGACCGACGACGAGAAACGTATCCGTATTGAAACCATGGAGTATGAGCTGCAGATGCTGCGCGGTGGTGGAGGTAAGGAAGACTTCGAGGATGATGGCTTTATCGATGCGTTGAAGGGTATGGCGGCGGGAGTGTGGAGTGACGATGGCGAAGCTTAAATTCAAGCCACCCGCATTCAAGTGGTCGCCTTTTTCGCAGAAGCAGCTTAAAGTTCTGACATGGTGGACGCCAGATAGCCCTCATCGTGATAAGGATGCAATTATATGTGACGGTTCTGTGCGTGCTGGCAAGACGGTCTGCATGTCTTTCTCTTTCATTGCCTGGGCGATGGATACCTTCCGCGGTGAGCAATTCGGTATGTCGGGTAAGACCATCGGCGCGCTCCGGCGTAACGTCATCGGGCCGCTGAAGCGCATGCTGGCGAGCCGCGGATATCATGTTCACGATAACCGATCTGAAAATGTACTGACCGTTACCCGGGGGCTAATCAGCAACCGGTTTTTCTTGTTTGGTGGGAGAGATGAAAGCTTGCAGGATCTGATCGCCGGGATCACGCTGGCCGGCATGTTCTTTGATGAAGTGGCACTTATGCCGAAGTCCTTCGTAGACCAAGCGACCGCCCGTTGTTCGGTGGATGGTGCTAAGCTGTGGTTTAACTGCAACCCCGCTGGCCCGTATCATTGGTTCAAGATGGAATGGCTCGATCAGCTTCAGAAGAAGCACGCGCTGCACCTGCATTTCACAATGGAGGATAACCTATCACTCTCCGAGCGGGTGCGTGAGCGGTACCGGCGAATGTACAGCGGGATTTTCTATCAGCGGTACATCCTGGGGCTTTGGGTTATGGCCGAGGGAGTGATCTTCTCCAAGTTCGATGATGCGGTCCATAAAAAGGTACGGGAATGGTTCCCGGCCAAGTTTGACCGTAAGTTCATTTGTATCGACTACGGAGCTAATAACCCGACAGCGTTCCTGAAATACGGAGTCCGCGGGAACATCTATTATGAGCTGGACGAGTATTACCACAATATCCGGCATAAAGGTGAGAAAACGAATGGTGAATACGCGGATGATCTGGAAGCCTTTCTCGACGGCGATGAGTATGCAATCTTCATTGACCCGTCAGCAAAGGCTTTTATTATTGAGTTGCAGAAGCGGGGTATTGCCAACATCCGGGCTGCTGTGAATACGGTGCTGGATGGCATTCAGACCGTGTCCAACCGGTTCCAGCGCAATGAATTGTATATCTGTGCCGATAACACCAATTCTCTTCAGGAGTTGGTGTCTTACGTGTGGGATGAAAAAGCAGCCAAGCGCGGCGAGGACAAGCCCATTAAGCAGAATGACCATACCTGTGACGCACGCCGGTACGGCATCCATACAGATTATCTGCTGCAGCGTGTGAAGCAGCGGAAAAAGGACAGAGAGGAGCGGTCAGATGAAAATGTGGGGTGGGTGTAACACATGAGTGGAGAAGCACAGTGGTTTCAGATATCAAAAGCAGAAGACCGGCACATCCCTTCCAGCGCACAGCTACCGGATAGCTTCGAAAACCTCTATGACCACATGGGCTGCTGCCATTCCCTCCTGGCAACGACCCTGCTTCTTGCAAGCTGCTGGTCAAGAACAGCAACATTATCCCACAGTGTATCGAGGCATATAAACGGAACATCGCCGGTTACGGCATTGCTTTGGAGTACATTCCGGGGGAGAGTGATCAGACGGCACTGGAGGAGTGGAATCGGGCTGATAAATTTTTTGAAACTTGTAATCTGGAAGATACTCCGGATGAAATCATCAGCTCTTTAATTGAGGACATTGAGAGCAGCGGGAATGCGAATGTTGAGGTTGCCTGGCCTGCTGGTAGCGAGTTCCCGACACTCTACCGTATCAATCCGAAGTTCGTTCGTTGCACCCGGGAGACGGATAAGGTGACGATTAAGCGTAAGCGGCTGATTCGGTCTTCGAAGAAGGTCGAGGAGTTTTCTCAGGATATTTTCTCCCTGAAGTATGCTATGAAACGCGGGCAGTCAGTGGTATGGTTCCGGTCGTTCGGAACAGAAGGTCAAGGTAATCAGATTATCCCCTTGAAGCTGGGCAACGACGGTCCATATGGTGAACCCCGTTGGTTTGGGAATACGCCGGGCGTGGTCGGCAGCCGAGAGGCTGAGGAGCTGAACGTTTCCTATTTCTCCAATGGACGCATGCTGTCCATGCTGCTGACCGTGACCAATGGCCGGCTCACCAAGCAATCCATGGAGCTGCTTCGGAATGTTAAGGGAGCGCAGTCGCAGGGAGGCATTCTCTACCTGGAAGCGATCGGGGAGGAGACCGGTGGACCCTTGGATGAGAAAGTCGAGAAGGTGGCCATCAAGCTGGACAAGCTGAATGATCTGCTCCAGCAGGACGCCTTGTTCCTTGAATATGGGAAGGACAAGAAGGCCGACATCCTATCATCGTTCCGGTTGCCGCCGATCCTGGTTGGCCAGAGCTCCGATTACAACCGCGCCACGGCGCAGGCCGCGTTGCGGTTTGCGGAGGAGCAGGTCTTTGAGCCTTACCGTAAGTGGATTATGGATGAGATATTCTATAAACGGTTATTCCCGGCCATGGGCATCTTCCGCGTGCGGGCGACCCTGCGCGGGCCGCGCATCATTGACCCCGAAGACCGGAAGGCATTACTGGACTTTATTGCAGACAACGGTATTATGCTGGTCCGGGATTTGATTCCGATCGCTGAGGAAGTGCTGGATACTACCATTGATGAATCCAAGTACAGCACCGAATACCTGGATACACCGATTGCACAGCTTGTGAACAGCCAGCCGGCTATAACCGTGCCTGAGTCTGACTCCGATGTGAACGATCTGCAGGAACGTGTGGCCACTATTGCCAAACGTCTGCTGCGGCAGAGCCATGAGGAGACCGCGAGCCATGTGTAAGGAATGCTGGGAGCTCATTGCCAAAGCAGACGACACTGAATTTCTGGACAGCCTGGAACTGACGCATGCGGAGCGGGCCGTTTTGGAGGAGCTGTACAAGCAGGGTGAAACCCGGATAGTCGAGATCCTTGAGCTGCAGGGGAAGGCCCTGCATGATGCCATTGAGAAACTGAGCGAGGAATTGCTGATTGATATTGGGGAGCTGGGGAAGGTCTTGCTGTCGGTTCAGAGCGGGGACCTCTTTACAGTCAAGTTTGAGCAAGCGGTATACGACGCCTTCACACCGCTGTATCACCTGGCAGGCGAATCTGAGCTGACAGTGCTGAACAACGACAAGACCTGGTCCACCAAGAACAAGGCTGCATCCCGTTTTGCGAAGAACCTGCAGAAACTTGTTCCGGATATGAACGGCACCAGCGCGGATGTCATGACCCGTTCCTTCCAGAAAGCCATCAAGGAGGGGAAGACACCTTCCGAGCGGGCGTTGCTGGTCCGTGAGATCAGTGCTGCGGCTGCCAAGGGTGATGCCGGACCTTTCAATATGGAGCGGGCTATTACCGTTTCCCGAACCATGAGCACGGCGGCTGCCAATGGCGGCAAACTGGAGGGCTGGAAGCAGTCCGAGGTGGTCAACGGTAAGAAATGGCGTTCTTCCAAGGGTGACCGCACCCGGAAGTCACATCGTAAAGCTAACGGCCAAGTGCAACCGCTGGATAAGCCTTTTGTTGTCGGTAAGAGTAAGCTGATGTTTCCGGGAGATCCTTCGGGACGAGCTGAGGAGATTATCCGCTGCCGCTGCACAATGCAGTCGGTGATGGATTGATGGGTAAACAAAAAGCACCACGCTGTTTAGCGTAGTGCTTAATGTATGCTCAGGTCAGGATGATACCTACTGCCAGATTTGAACTGAATCCGGAACCAACCTCAAGTGCTGAGGTGGCAAGGTCCTTCATACCTTCTGTAACCTGATGTTTCATGGGCATCTTCTCCTCTTTATTGACATTACTTTTACGCATTAATCGTTTATTAGCAAAATGCGTAATCAGAGAGACGAGTGATAGTATTGCTATTACTGGAATAATAGGCAATCCCAACCCCAGCGCAACCGCTGGCCTCAACATACATTGATATATTTATACCACAAATATCCAAATAGTGAAAGGAGGTGAGAACAGAATATGACCTTTAAACTGAAAGACGCAAAGATCACGCACATCTCCCTGGTAGACAAAGGAGCGAACGGCGTGCCATTTGCCATCATCAAGGTTGCCGGAAAGAATGCCATTCAGAAACAGGTCCAGATTGCCAAAATTGACGATGACAAGCGAATTGTCAAAGGCGTAGTGTATCAGCCGGATGTGGCAGACGCTCATGACGATCAAATGGACGAAGTCGAGATCGAGAAGGCGGCTCATCTCTTCATGGAGAAGAAGCACACCTACAACATTGATAAGCAGCACGACCTCGAAGCTGATAAGGGATTTGTCATCGAGTCCTACATTGCTCCCTGCGACATGATGCTCGGTGATCAGCAGATCGTGAAGGGCTCCTGGGTGGCAGCCGTAAAAGTGACGGACGACGACACGTGGGAAGCCATCAAGAAAGGCGAGATCACCGGCTTCTCCATGTGGGGCGTCGGGAAGCGGGAAGAAATCGAAGAGGAAGAGGAGGTATCCAAGGGAATTTTGAACCGAATCGCCAAAGCGCTGGGCCTGATTGAGAAAGGCGCTGTCGCTGACAAATACCATAAGAACCGGAAGAACCGAGAATTTTGGGCGGCGCAGGATGCCCTCAACTCGGTTCTTTTTAATTGGGAAACTTGGCAAAGTGGTCTGGAAACCGATCCGGAGACCATCCGGGAGGCCCTGCAGGACTTTGTTGATATTGCTGAGGATGTGCTGACCAAGGAGGATATTGTAAAAGCCATTGGCACGCCTCCGGAGCAGATCACGAAGGCTGGCAAGAAGATTTCAGCCGGCAACCTGAAACACGTCGACGATGCGATTGCAGCGCTGACTGAACTGAAAAATAAAACGGCTCCTGTAGAACAAGAGTCTGAGGAGGAAGACGATTTGAAAGCTGAAGATATTGCCAAGGCTGTAACGGCCGCACTGGCTCCGATCGCCAAGCAGGTGGAAGGCCTGACAGCAGAGATTGCGGAGCTGAAGAAAGAGGAAGGCGTTGAAGGTGACCAACCTGCAGCTGCTGCTGCTCCGGCTGCGACCGCGGAAGAGACTGCAATCACCGATGCCATTGCCAAGGCTTTGGCACCGCTGAGTGAGCAGATGCAAACACTGGCAGCAGATGTGCAACTGGTGAAGAATAGCCGCGGTGCTTCCGCACAAGGTGATGAAGAAGAAATTAGCAAATCAGAAGGCGCCGTTAGTTTCGGACGCTTCCTGTAATCGAAGGAGGAATGCATACTATGAAAACAAACGGTATTATCACCAGATCTAGCATTCAGAAATCCACCATTGTAACCACGATGGACCAAAATGCCTTGAACTATGAGGAAGTCGAAGCCTTCACCGACATGGCGTATGAAGCTAACGGCTTCTTGAAAGGCATCCGTCATGAGAACCGGAAGAGTTCTAAAGGCACCATCGACAAAATCGGTGTGCGAGGCCGGAATATGCGCGGTAAAAAAGAGAACGTCATGGCGACCAATACGCCAGGGCTCACCTTTCCGCAGATTCCATATGCGGTAGTACCTGTAATCGTTCCGTTCGATATTACGGAAGAATTCATTCGGCAAACGCAGCGGGTTCGTGGTCAGAACGCTGAAGAAATTATTATGCGTGCGATGGCCAAAAATTACGGGGAAAACATGCAGGATATTGGTTTTAATGGCGATACTGCTACACCGAATTCAGATCCAGATTATGATTTTTTGAGTATCAATGATGGGTGGCTGAAGAAGGGACGTACTACCGGGCATTATTTGGACTGGGCAACATTGTCAGCCCCTGAGAAAACGGGCGTCCTGTTCGAATTAGAGCGCGCAATCCCCACCCGGCATCGTGCCGCGGGTGTATTTAAATATTTCATGCACCCGAACACGTTCAGTAAACGACTGCAAAAATTGGCAGAGAAGGACACGAGTGCGTCCATTCAATTGCAAATCACAGGCGGTGTCAAGAAGGTCAATGCCTACGATGTGGAAGATGTCTGGAGCATGCCGGAAGGAGACATTCTTTTCACATACCAACCTAACTTCGCCATGGTCCACACCTATGATATGCAAATTAGAAAAACGACTGAGGGCAAGGAAGCGATCTGGACTGATAAGCGCTTCTACGCGATTCATTCCGATTTCGATGCCATCTTTGAAGAGCCGCAAGCAGTGGCCTACGTGGAAGGGGTGGAATTCTGATGTCATACGTAACCTACCGGGGAAACAATGCCTCCCTCCGGCTGTATAGTATCCGATTTGAGCCGGCTAAGCCAGTACTGGTGGAAGATTCAGATGTGCTGGAAAAACTGCATGATCATCCTGATTTTGAGGTGAAGGCGGAGAAGATTATTCCGCTGGAGGATCTGACGGTTGTCCAACTGAAGGACAAGGCGAAGAAAGCAAACATTGAAGGTTTTGCGGACCTGAAGAAGCCGGAGCTGATCGCTGCCCTGAAGGCGCTGGAAGGCGGCGGTGTGCCGGATGCTGACAACGACACTCCTTAAGGGCCGTAGCCGTGTCAGCGCCGTGCAGGAGGCGGAGGACACTCAGCTTGAGCAGTACATCGATGATGCACAGACCCGGATCGAGCTGTATCTGCCCGTACCTTTCCCAATTGTGGCAGACAAGCAGCTCATGCTGGCTTGGGTGAAGCTGGCGGAGTCTCTGGCTCTGCAGGACAGCGAAGAATACCTTGCTTCCGTCGCCCGTGGCTATTCAGCGGAAAGTGACGGTGCCTGGACCTACACCCGGCAGGCAGTAGAAGGGAAAACTACGGGAAATGCCGATGTGGATTCTATTCTCTTCCTGTGGGTCAAAAAGCAGCAGTCCGGGCCGGATGACGGGAACATCACGGCTTATTTGCTATGAATCACCGCATGAATACCCCGCTGGCGGTTTACCGGGTTGGCCGCCAGCAGGATGCGGACAACCTGTTCAGCGATCGGAAGGCAGGAAAGGTCGCGGATTTGAAGTGTTTCGTTGTGAAGACGCAGACTGAGGCCAAGGCAGAGTCCACTCCTGTCATATACATTGTCAAAAAGACAATCGGGGTTCCAAAGGCAGCGGACGTTCGAATCAGTGACGAAGTTTTGCTGTTCGGACGCCGGTATCTGGTGATTGACTCTAACCTACGTCGTTACTGGCGGGAGCTGTTGGTGACTTGCGAGGTGAAGGGCAGTGAACATGCATGATTTTGATGGTCTGGCGAAAAAATTCAAGAATCTTAGCGACGATGGTGTGAATCAAATCCTCCGGAATATCGCGGAGGCTGTTGGCGAGACGCTGCTGAATCTTATCATCGATGAAATCGATAAGCAGGACCTCATTGATACCGGTACCATGTGGAATTCATTTACCCGCGAAGCGGACGGTAACGTCTGGGAATGGGACGTCGACCGGAACAGCATAACCCTGGAGGTCGGGTCGAATTTGGGGACAAGCAGCAGTGATCCCGGTAAGCGCGGGCATCCAAGGCTGCTGAATGACGGGTACACCATTCATAAGGCTCATTTTGTCCCGGGCTACTGGGCTTCCAATGGAACGTTTGTTTACGACCCTAGAGCGAAGACTGGTTTTATGGCCAAGCCTCGTTATTTCATCGGTAGGCATTACTTTGATATTGCTGTTCAACAGCTGGAGGGCGGCATGAATGCATTAATAATGAAGCGTCTGGAGAAGGAGCTGGGGAGGATGCTGTCATGATGGATGTGGGATTAAAAGCCTGGGCAGAACTCGTTCAGAGGATATACCCGGAGCTGCCGATTCTTCGAGATCGTTCACTTTGGCTGGCGGGGCAGTTTGATCGTCCGAGCGTGTTCATCGAGACGGACCTTGTCTCCGATAAAGCGCACACGCCGCGGGCAGACCGGATCATTGAGGATGTGGGCCTGGTCTTTCATTATGACGCTGAACGTAGTGGGGCAGAGGACGCAGGAGAGCCGGTCCCTTTGGACTTATTTCCCTTCTTCCTGTACCTTCGTCAGCAGCGCTTCTGCGTGGCTTCGCAGCGCTTCGGTATTATGATGGTGATCGAGGCTCCACGTACACGGCCTTTAAATGACCGTATAGAAGTCACTTTTCGGTATTCATACCTTCTGCATGTTCCAAAGACACTTGTGAACGGTGACGGAAGTCCAGTAGAAAAGGTCAATGACTTTTTTATTGAGCAAAGCTGAACGTATTTTTCGGTTATCGTAATTTATTGAAGACTGTTTTAAATTAGGTTCCATTTATAGCCAATTGAGGACCTGTATCCTATAATAGTAGTTATAGGACACATTATCTGGAGGAGCCTGATGGAATTAGATGAACTTTATAAGAGTTATCAAGAAAACCGTGGATTATATGATTTGTTCGTTGAGGAGCTTAAAGATCAATTAAATGTACTGCTTGATAAGCAAAAAGTTGAGCTGTCAACTCCTATTACTTCGAGAGTAAAAAAGTGGGAATCCGTTGTGGATAAATGTCAAAGATATAGTATTAATCCTAAATGTATCCATGAAATCAATGATATTGCGGGAGTCCGAATTATTTCTGTGTTCAAGCGTGATATTCCTATTATTTGTAGTACTATTCAAGAAAATTTTAACGTCTTAAGAATGGAAAATGTAGAAGAAAGGCTAGATCATACCCAATTTGGATATGGATCTAGTCATTTTGAAATTTCTTTGAATGAAGATTGGTTGAAACTCCCTTCTCTTAGTAGGTACAGCGGTTTGACGGTTGAAATTCAGGTTCGTACTACTTCTCAACATATTTGGGCCACTGCTTCTCATATTCTTCAGTACAAGCGAGAAGCCCATGTTCCTCAGCCATTAAAACGGTCTATAAACAGAACTGCAGCAATATTAGAATTGGTCGACTTAGAGTTTGAAAGACTTTTGTTAGAAAGATCTCAATACAACACTGAATCTATAGAAATAATTGAATATGAGAAAGACACAGAGTTAAATCTGGATATCCTAAGAAACGTACTTACTCAAAGCTTACCTGAAGAAAATATTGAAATTAACGGTGAGGATTACGGACGATTATTGGACGATCTTTTCCATTTTGGGATTCGAACTATTAAAGATTTAGAGTCATTTATTCCCGAAATGATGGAAGGAGTCCTGCAAGAAGAAAGAAAAGCAGTGAAAGCTATATTGGATGGAGCAGACACTCATAGAACAATAGCAGAGCGCGTTGCTAAGGGCGTATTTTACACACACTGTGGCCTTATTCGGAAAATGTTGAGATTAAAGTTTGATTCTAAAGAAGCTAATGATTATTTTACAAATTACAGAAAAAAACAAAAGGATCTAAAACCAGAATAAGGTGAGGTATTAGTCAATTCCGAGAGCTAAAACTCAAGGAATATAAATTTTGTTTAGAATTCGTACCTAAGTAAGTGAATCCTTTAGACGACTGTAATAGCTACTTTTTCTAATACACCGCTCTTAAGGAAGGATGTTTTAAAATTAACCGCCAGGGAGAGGGTGGTTTTTCTTTTGGTCAGAAAAAGGGAGGAGAACTTAAGTATGAACATTAAAAAACAGATTCGCCAGCCTACAGATCCTGTTATTCCAAATGATCTTAACAAGCGAACAAAGCAGGAATGGATTGAGAGCGCAGTGGTTTTGAAGCGGGAACGCTTTGAAATTGCCGGCGCTCTTTTTGATTGCCCGGATGATGCCCTGCTATCGCAGCAGGAGGTTATTCAGAAAGTGGAGGCTTACTTGGGCCTGACAACAAAGGAGGAGAGAGTGAATGTCGATACAACGGAGTAGACCCGGCGCATATGTTGAGCTGCAGGCGATTGCGAAGTCGCGTGTCCTGTCGGTATCCGGTCGTGTGCTGGTGCCGTATCAAGCGGAGTGGGGCCTGCCGAACAAAGCGGTGGATATGGCGGATCAGTCAGAGCGGTTTAAGGAGAGCGGGCTGCTGGTAGATGAGCTGGAGTTGGCAGCCGAGAATGGAGCGACCGTGGTTGGGTACCGCGTCACCAACGGCAGTGAGGTAGCTGCGTCCGTTGCAGTCGCCAGCACCTACACCATTGAAGCCCGTTACCCTGGGACGCGAGGCAATGATTTTGAATATATGATTCGGGCCAGCCTGGTGGACGCTGCGAAGAAAGAGATCTTGATCCGGGACGTGAAAGGGATTTATGATACCGAGACCTTCCTGGTAGCTGATAAAGCGGAAGCTGTGGAATTGCTGAAAAAGTCTAACATGGTCCGTTTTAAAAATACCGGATCAACAGCCTGGGCAGATGTAGCCTATACGAAGCTGTCCGGCGGGGTTACTGGTACTGCAGCTATCACGGCTACGAACTGGAGCGGCATATTTAACCGAATCGATGGCTTGGTGTTTGATGTGGTCTATCTGCCATCCTCTGAGGCGGCGGTGCAGGCTGCTGCCAAGCAGTGGCTGCTGGATCGGCGCAGTAAGGCCCGCAAGCTGGCGCAGCTGGTCATTGCTGGTGCCGCTTCTGCAGACGACGATATTGAGATCCACAATACCCGCAGCCGCGCAGCAAACGCCCGCTTTATCATTAACTGCTCTTTGGCAGGTGAGCACACCAACGGTAAGAGCTATGGTTCCCTTCAGTGGGCGGCTTGGGTGGCCGGCTTGGTGGCGGGTACGCCTGCAAATAAGTCCTTCACTGGAGTGAAGGTGCCTATGACTGAAGCGAAGGTGGACTGGAGCCATAGCGAAGTGCTTAAAGGTCTGGCTGAAGGTACACTGATGGCGACTCGGGACGGTTACGACTATATTATTGAATCTGCAGTGAATACCCTGACCACCCTGGGAGCTGGGGAGCGGGAGGACTTCGGAAAAATCCGCGTGTCGATGACAATCGACCAGATCTTGAACGACATCTACGCTGCCGGTAAAGCCAATAAGGCCAAGCTGGACAATGACAAGGACGGCCGGGGGCTGTTCATCGCTGCGGTCGTCAGTTACTTGAAGGTGCGGGCTCTACAGAAGGCTATCGGTGATGAATTCACTTTTACTGAGCACCCTACAAAGGTAAGCGACGCGGATTACGCATACTTCTCTTTGTCGGCGAAGCCATTGGATGCGATTGAAATCTTTAATATTGATTGGGAGGTGGCGTAATCCATGGAACGCGAGCTGATTGGCCGTAATTTATCGGTTCAGGATGATAATGGGGATTCGATTCAGACCATTAAAGAAGTAGAGGTGATCCTGAAGCCGGAAACACTGGATATTATCCGCGCGCGGAAGATGTCCAAGACGAAGCAGATCGTAGGATATGAGATCACCGTGAAACTGGTGATGTCGAAGCTTGAATCGGCGCTTCGTTACCGCCTTCTGGCCGACTTCAAGGCGGGCAAGACCATGTTCTTGGACCGAATTACCGGCTCTCTCGAGGACATGCAAACTGGCAATGTAGAACGGGTGATGATTAGCGGCGTGCACATTCATGATGAGATGGATCTCCTGGTGGCCAAGATCGACGACAATAACGGAATTGATATCACCCTTTCCGGGACTGCGAATGATTTTGATTTCATTGAGCAGTTCCCAGCTTATATGGCATAAAGATGGTTGCTTCAGTGATTTAATCGGTTTATGGTTTGATCAAGGAAAAATAAGGGGTGAATCAATGAAATTACTGGACGGACTCTAGCTTCCCTGAGGAGGTTAGAGCTGATTTGAGTAGAAGCATTAAGAAAACACCCGTATGTAAAGAGCAGGCAAGTCGTTGGATCAAGCGGCAGGCAAGCAAGGCTGTACGAAGATATCCTCATGACATTTCATTTGGAAAATCCTATAGAAAGATTTTTTCTTCTTGGGATATCAGTGATTGGTGGTTCTACACACCGTACAAACAGGCAGTTAATGAGTGGGAAACTACCCATAAGACTTGGCGTAAACAGGTGAGTTTTCAAGAAATGACTTTCCAATGGGCTAAGAACTTTAAACGAAAATAG